TTAGTAACACCAGTAAATCCGTGAGAAATATCATCAAAAATAAAGTTCTCATAATATGTCTCATTAGAACTATTGGTAATACCAGAACGTAAGAATGTTCTTCCTTGGAAAGATGATCCAGTTGCAATTCCTACCCAATCTCTATCATCTGGCGGATTAGTACTCGTACTTAATGGAGTATTGCCATAAGGTGCTTCTGCAAATGTAAGTAGGTTATCAACAATATTATAGTTACCTTCAACCTTCGTGACTAGTGCGTCAGTACCATATCCAGATGCTTTAGTTCCTAACCAGTTTCTACGCACTCTTATCCCATTAGTACTACCTATACCAACCCCTTCTACCTTCATTATCTCTTCACCAATCCTAATTAAGTCTGATCCAAAGAACGACGTTATTCCAGAGAAGTAAATTAGATCAACTGTACTCAATGCTTGATCTGCTAAATGAGTAGTTTGAGCAGTTGCTACAACTGGTCCTTGAATAATATTATCAAGACCAATCAATACTTTAGCATTTTGGTTAGTTGAAACGAATCTATGAGAAGTACCAATACCAACACTAGTAAGATCTACTGTTTCAGGAACTGCTTTAAGTGCATTTTCTGCACTATTAGCAATCTTAATAGAATCATCATCAATCTTAACTACATATAGATTCTCTCCTGGGAGTTTATCAGTTGCACCAGTACCTACAAATGAAGTTTCTGCACATCCAATTGCTTGTGTAGATGCTGCTCCAGCATGATGATACTTAACAGTCTCTCCACTAACAAAGAAGTGATTTGGTAGAGTAATAGTATTATTGGATATATCAACAATATCAGCACTATTCCCGAAGAAATACTTCTCAAAGATAGGATCATTCTTATGGGTTAAATTAAAGGTTCTCTTAATATCTCTATCAGTTCCTTCATACTCTCCAAACTGAGTTTCTATAGATCCATTATTAAAATCAATTATATCAGCACTATCATCATTAATCTTAATAGCATTCATATAAACATTAACTTCCATATTTTGGTTAGATATTGCAGAAGTTGGAGTAAATGTTAATTCAACATAAGTAGTGGATCCTGCATTAATATCCAATCTAGTACCAAAACTTCCCAATCCAACATAACCACTATGAGTTCCTATTCCCAGATTACCATATTCAACTTCATAAGTATTACCACTTGCAGTCTCTTCACTATAATCATCAACGACCAACATTTCTGCCATCTCATATGCATTAGTGCCAAGTTCACTAACCTGTACAACAAAATATGCAGCATCAAATTCATCTATAATTCCTGTCTGAGTTGGATACTTAGCAACTACAGTAGTAACACCATATCCTGCTCCAGTACCAGCAATATAAGTAGACTTACCCTCTAGTTGGGCATGCTTCATATGAATGGTTCCTACGCCAGTTGTAGTGGTCGTGAACCCACCCATTGCTACAGTTAGGGTATTAATTACCGCTGTAGTTGCAATTCCAACACTATTGGGGAAGAAATCAAGTTTAATATTTGCACCATCAATATAAGCAGAGTATGTTCCCAATCCTGGTTGACCTGGAACATTTGAGGTGGTCGTTTCCATCTGACCGTAATCAATTATATCAACTGTTCCTAAACCATTAGCTTGACTGTCATGAATAAGATTAATTTCTTCAAATTCATATTCATTACTATTTCCACTAACATCTGCTGTTATTTCAACTAAAATCTTAGCAGATTGATAAGTCCTACCTATACTTACAATATTTGTAGAAGTATTTGATTTAAGAACCTTAACACTATTTGTATTAATCCAAACATTATTATTACCCAAACTAGTACTTCCTATACCCAAAAGATTATCATCTAAGTTATACGCTATGGCACCAACATTATAATCATTTACTTGATACTTAGTAGGATAGAATAATAACTGTCCATCATCACCAGAAACAGAGAAGTCAAATGAACCCTGAATATACTGAGTTTCAATCCTACCATATTGGTTCAAATATGCTTGAGAACCGTCATGGATAAGGTCAACAATCATTAATTGTCTTTGACCAACATATCTCTTATCTTTTACAAAAGTAATAAATTTAGCAGCTCTTGTTTTAGCAAGATCAATTGTAGCAACAGCACTATATTGTGTTGCTCTAGGATTGCTGTTAAAGGTGTTACTCATATCATCAATAGAGAGCACCCTGTTACCTACAGATTCATAATAATCAGTAAGAACTCTATTAGCAAAAATAATTTTATTTGAAACTATATCATTACCTAAGGTTAAAGAATTTTCTTTAACCAAATCAAAGTCTTCAACACAATGCAAATTACCAATTCCACTCAATTCATTTACTGAATCTATTGAGGTCTTATCAGTTGCTAATCCAACCACCATAGATGGATCAGTAGAAGTAGACTCTAATTGATAATCGCAGAATTTTTGGAATCCAGAAGTATGATTTGTCGCACTTACAACATCATCCCAAGTATCAAAGTCAACTTTAGATTTCAATGAATAAGAGAAATTTTGATAATATAAACTATCTTCTATTCTCTGCATGCTCTTATTAAGAACCCCAGAATCAGTTTCCCATCCATGAATAACTTCAGAGAATTCGCTTAAGGTAAATGTAGAATTATATGCTGTAATAGAAGAAGCAACTCCCTGAGTATTAGAAGTTTTGCCAGTAATAGTTTCATTAACAACAAAATTATCACCAGATGATATTTTCAATATACCAATATTCTTATCCCAGCTTTCTACAACACCACTTGCAGAGCTTGATGTGACTGTTTCACCAGGGAAGTAGTCTTTAGTTTTTAATTTTATATCAAATACAGGGAAGTATTTTTCAGGAATGACTCTACCAGTAGAATTAAGTGGATCATAAGTTCCTGGAATTTGACCAGCAGGTAATATACCAGAAAGACTGTAAGCAATGGTTCCTATACCACCTAAATTCTCATCTGTAGCAGTTACAGTAAAGAGTTTATAATCATAACCTTCGGAATTAAAATTACTTCCTGTTGAACCCAATCCAACACTAATATTTTCAACTAAAATCTTATCTCCAACAGAGAATGGGAAACTATTAGCAGTACTAAATCCAACATCTAATGTAAGAGTTACAGTCTGGGTTGAACTATTATAATCAACCGTATTAATTCCTACACCACCACTATTGTGTATTGGAATAATAGTTGGACGAGTATCACTTAATCCATATACATTCTTTCTGATCTCTACCTCAGATTTACCAAGGGTGTATTTTAGATCAACTTCAGGAACTTGCTTTTGAGTTTTTCCATCAAAAACAAGTAATTTTGGTGCGGAAGAATATCCTCTTCCAACTGAATTTACTCCAATAGATTCAAATGTTGCTAAAGATTCTATTTGAACAACTTGAGGCAATCCTACACTTGGACTTAACGTAGAATCAGACGGGAAATTATATCCAATACTTTCAATTTCTGTTTTTATAACCCTTCCAATTGATGTACTAGAAGCAGAAACAATAGCACCAGATCCTAGATTAGAGGTTACTGTAGAAATTCCAGGAACATCATAATAATATTGTCCTCCATCCATTAACTCAAATTGAGATATAGCACCTAACGCAGATTTAGATGTTGTTTCATAATTTAAAAGAGAACTAGTTCCTGCATAAGAAACCTTCTCTGGTTTGCTAGGAATACTATAAGTAAAGGAACTTGTAGTAGGAAGAGACACCTCATAAGTTCCATTATACAAACTTTCCTTAACTTCTACTAAGTTAGCAGAAATAATATCACTATCTACTACAACCTCAGACTTTGCTGCGGGTAGATCACTTTCAAAAACAGGAACCAATTTATAATATAGAATCTCTGGAATATTCTTATCTACTGTTAGTGCAACCTTAGCAGAAGCCCCATCACCAACAATTCCAGTTCTTTGAACTTCAAAGTTTTTAGTAGTACCAGTTGCACTCCATATCTCACGACATGCTTGATCTGTATAGAAATTAAATTCAAAAGCAGGGTACTTAGTTCCTTGAATAGTATATGCTAAAGATTCATCCGATACATCAAAGTTAACTGTGGAATCCTTATAAACTTTTAATGGTGGATTTACTAAGGAAATAGTTCCTCCAGAAGCAGATGTAATATCAACAATAATTGGTTTTGCTAATGTCGCATCATAATAAGTATGAGATAATTTAAACTTATTATTATCAACTCTTACTATAAAATATATTCCATTATCTACTAAACCACCAGAAGGAGATGATGCATTATAAACAATCTTTTGTCCAGTGGTATATCCATGATCGGCAATAGAAATAGTGTTAAATGTTGTATCTACATTACCGGCAATAAATGTCTTAGGGTTAATTAAAAGACGACGATTATAATCATTATATTTTACAATAACCGATGTAGAAATTCCAGGGCTAACTGAAACTTTAACTTCATCATTAGTTGTTAATCCATGAGTACTTGCTGTTGCTACTGTTACTAGATTTCTAGAAATCTCTCCAGTAATAACACCGTAATTGGTCTTAAAGCTGTGATAAACTCCTGTTCCAATTCCAGTAAAATATAAAGTAGTAGAATTTTGATAAGTGCTTGAAATGCCAACAAAGTTACCTGTTGAACCAAGACCAACTCTAACTGTTGACAAACCAATCAAATCATCACTTATTTTAGCAACATAAAGAGATGTTTGATTCGCTACTGTAGTTCCAATTCCAGCACTAGTAAATTGGACGATAAGACCTGCTCCATTATTTGGAGAATAAGTTAATCTATCACCAGTTTTTAATTCATGCTTAGGAATATAGATTGACTTGGTAGGAATAAAGATATTACTAATTCCTGTTCCTGGATTAGAGAAGGAAATAGTTGTTCCAATACCGACTCCAGCAGTAGTTCCTAATCCAACTGATTCACTTGGATTAAAATAAATTTCCTTATTAATTGTATAATTATAACTTGTACTAAAACCAGAATCTATCGTTACTAGTCTAGAATCTTCATATAAGACTGTTGTGGCACTATGAGCAGCACCTACAGTACTACCAGTTCCAATACCTCTAATAACTCTAACCCTTGATAATTTGGGTTCTACATTTAAGATCTTAACTTTCTCATCACCAAGTTTAAACACATCATTTGGTCTAATATTTTTTACTTGATAATAATCTTCAGTAGGATAAGAAAGATTTCCATCCAAATTAATATAAGTAACAATTCCAGTTGCCCCAATAGTTCCTATACCAGTTGTAGTGGTTCCAACCCCTGCTACAGAGAACATAGCAGTTGTAATTCCTGCCTTATAGAATCCACCAATCTTTGAGGATGTAGTAGATAATCCAGAAATACTAATTGTTTGGTTATTCTTAAAGTTATGTGGATTATCACAAACAACAACATAATCACCCCTACTCTCTCCAGGGTAAATCTCAACTGGATTAATTGTACTAGAAGCAATACTAATTGTATCAATTACCTTACCACCAATAAATGAAACATTGGCAGCTGCTCCTGCTCCATTACTAGCGTGAGGAGGATTTATAAACGCTATAGGATCACCAACTTTATAATTGGTACCACCAGTCTCAATTCCTACAGTATCAACCTTTCCAGCTTCTACATTTTTAATCTTTGCTGTCTGTTTTAATTTGTTAGGTATATAAACATATTCATATTGAACTTCTCCATCCATCAAATTATATGGTTGGGTATTTCTTAACCATTCCCGACCAAATACAAATTCATCTTGATTAGAAGTTGTACGGAAGTTAAAATCATTAGGTGTTGAATGATAACTTTGACCAATTAAATATGGGAAAACTGGTTGCTTGTAATTTGCAAATGCTCCAGCAGATGCTGCTTGAGTACTATCAATAGTAGCAAAATATGCATATGTTCCTTCTGGAAATTCTGGAGTAATACCAAATCTACCATTATTCTCATCAAGAACATCTTCATCAGTTATTAAAGAATATGAATAATCCTCAACAAAGAATCCTGCAGGGAAAGGTGGTCTATCTGCAGCAAGAGTTAATTTATAACCAGACCTCATCTGAGCAACTACACCACCTTGCTTAGTCTGATATCCAAATGGACCATAAATTGGATTGCCATCATATGCCCATCCAATAATAGGAGAGTGGTTTCTAGCAGCAACTTCAACGCCATCTTGTCTTACAAGATCATTTTCACCATAGATAATCTTTCCAGTCTGATCAACAGAATATACAGATTCTCTAAGTTTTCTAGGAGCATATAAATGACAATATTCTAATTCATAATCATCATTAATTCCCTCCGCAATAAATCCATCATCTTGACTAAATTCTTCAAAATGCCTCTTAACCAAATCTATACGCCAAGTTTGTACATTTGGCTTAAGAACTGCTCCATCTCCTGGGAAACGAACGGAAATGGTGGTTGTACCTTGAGTATACCCAGCACCACCAGCAACTACTTTAACTGAAGTTATAATATTATTAGAAACTACAGGAACTAAAACAGCACCAACACCACTTCCTTCTATTACTAAATCTGGAGGAGAATTATATTCCTTACCAGAGCTCATGACAATTACTTCATCAATTTTTCCATCAACAATGATTGGTTGTAATTGTGCATCATCACCAAAAGATAGAGTAACTAGTGGATCTCTAATATAATTAATAATTTCAGAAGACCCATATCCCACACCTTTATTAGTAAGAGATGCTCCAGTTATTCCTCCTCTAAAGATTGGTTGGACTTCTGCTTCAAATGTTTCAGAACCTATTGAGGATATTCCTACTCTTCCAACTAAAGTTACTGAAATATCAGGATATTTAAATGTTCCATCACCAACACTAGTAAAATCAATATATTGATTAGTTCTATAATAGAAATCTTTATTAGTTGAACCTAAACCAACAGCAGATAACTTAAAGTTATTATTATCTACTTTGGTAAGATAGTAATCAGTTCCACTGTTAAGTCCACCAATTGCTGTTCCTGTAGAAGTATAATTAACAACTTCTCCGGATTCATATCCATGACTTACAAACTCAATCTTATTAAGAGCAGTGCTAACACCTGCTGAAGTTACTTCTCTCTTCTTATAAGAATATCCACTGCCTGCACTAACAATATTAACTGCGTCTACTACAGACTTTGTGTTATAAGATTTAATAGACTGTCTACCAACTCCATAAGAAAGTAATGAAACAGTGGAGATTCCAAGTTGAGCATCATTTTGAGTTGGGTGTAATGATATCTCTGTATTGCTTACTGTTCTAACATAATATGAAGCATTAGTTGTCAGTCCACTAATACCCTCTTGTCCATTGCTAAGATAAATTACGTGCTCTGCATTTTTAAATTTGTGATATGTACTGAATCCAATTGTTGATAAAGTTGTTCCAACTCCAACAGCACCACCAACCACTTGAGCATCAAAGTCAACCTTATGGACAATTGATCGCATAGTTACGGTAGCATTTGCTCCAGAACCATTACCACCCCTAATATTAACCTCAGGAATATCTTGATAATCAAAACCAGGATCTAAAATTCTAATCTCTTCCAACGAACCAGTAACATCTACATGTCCAGTAGCTGCTGTACCAACAGGATCAGAAATCTTAATAAGAGGTGGATTTATGACATCATAATCATCACCAGGAGCAATAACTTCAATATCTTCAATTCGACCATAATGAATTAAATCAGGAGATTTATAATTTAAAATTTCAACACCATTTATTAAAATTCCAGTATATCCAGGAATAGTGGGAGATAATATCCCATCATTCTTAGGTGGACGTACTTCTCTTACAAGTTTTTGTGATGCTAAAGTTTTACCTTTAAAATCAAATGGTTGTACTGTATTATCCTTTACAGTAGTAGAATTAATAGTAACAAAAGATCCATTAGAAATATCAGTTCTACTCTTAGCAAATTTAACAGTTGAAGAATTTACCCGATATAAGAAATAAAGACCTTCATCAAATAACTTTGTTCCTACACTAACTCTAGTAGCAATTGTTCCAGAAGCAGTAAAATACTTCTCTTCAATTTTTTCTGGAATATAATAAACTGCATCACCAGTATAGAACCCATGATCCTTATTAGGAGATATTTCAAATTCAGTTCCACTAAATGTACCTGTTATAGTAGTTGCCTGAGTAGATGCATTAAGTGGTTGTGCATAATATGAAGGGATTGAAGAAGATGCTATTAAAAGATCTTCTTGACCATTAATATTATATACATTTTGAACATTAGTAGTATACTGTACTGCCTCTGGAAAGGTATTAGAATTAGCCTTTAGTATATTTCTCTTAATAGTGTACTTATCAGCAGTGTCAATGTCTCCCTGACCCCTTATAACAAAAGATTTGGCATCTAATATCTCTATTATTTGAGAACTTGCATAAGTTCCTACAGAACTACCAATAAGAGTTACAGAATCTCCTATACGGCAAGCATGTTCTGTATTTGTATTAACTTGATATGATCTATCAGAAGCATTGACTAATATAATCTTAGTAACATTATAAGTTGGTGCAATATTATAAAACCAGTTTTGTGCTCTGAAATTCTTATTAGCAACACCTAAAGTTTTAATCTTAGCAGTATCATTAATATTATAATAATGAGTATCAGCAGGATAATTTAAATCACCTAAAACAGAATTAATTCTTACAGTAATTTTATCATCTTGATCATAAAAGTTATATCCATAAGCATAAGTATTAATTCCAACATTTGCCGCATTTAACACTCTTTTATCAATACCACTACATCCAAAAAACTGAGTTAAGTTCTTAGAAGTGTAAGAAACAACTCCTATAGTCTTATCAACATAATCTACTAACAATTCACCAGAAGTAGAGAATCCAACAGTCGAATCTACATCTAATGAAGTGGTTCCCGCAGATACTTCACCAATTACCTTAGTTTTAGGATGGACAGTAAAACTTCCATACAATGCACCATCAACTCGTGCATCTCTATTATATCCACCATCTATACTAAGTTTATAATAAGTTTTACCATATCCAGGATTTATTTTTTCTATAGAAGTAATAGGAGCATATCCCTTTTCAATATTATCCCCATAAGCATCCTGATATAGAGTCGCATTTAAAAGATTTGCTGGATCTCCTTCAAGAGGTTCAACTACAAGATCCTTTGTAATAATATAATGAGCATTAGATGGAGTAACAAGAAAATCCCTTGGTTTTATTATACTTACATCTTCATTATATAATGCTTTAAATAAAATTTCAAAGGAATGGTCGGTTCCTTTACTTAGATAAAAATCTTTAGCTTGTTTTATAAAAACGTTCTTATTTAAATCTTCATGTAAATCTCTTTCTTCTAATCCAGGTAAAAGTTGATATTTTGTCTTTAATAAAAATTCTTTGAGAAAAAGACAACTTAAATTTTGAACAGGTGCTGTATAAGCATGATCGGCAGATTCTGTTGAATTAAAAACTAATTGATCAGTTTCAGTTTCTGCTCTATATGAAGTTATACCACTAAATCCCCTAATACACCCATTAAATGATGTTTTAGTTTTGGAAGTATATGTAATAATTTCATCATCAATTTTTAACAATCCATAAGAATCTGGAAATCCAGTTGTTCCTTCTGGATGACTAATCATATCAACATCAATGGTTGAATCATCATATGCAATATCAGTTCTTAATCCTACAGTTTCTGTAAGATTAGTTATTTCATCTATCTTAACATATTGATCAATATTTTGAATAAGGTCAATTGGACCACTTTCAAATTCCTGAGCAACGTAATATTCCTTCAGAAACTCTGAAATTAAAGGATATTCGTTCCTTACATACGCAGGCAGCTGGTTTTGAACTACGTTACTAAACTGGATTCTCTTTTCTGCCATTTTATGCTCTTACTAGTGCGCCGTTAGAGTAGCTGGAAGTTACAATATAATTTGATGCTGCTGGATCTAATCCCGATGAGATTTCGTCAACAATCGTTTCAAAATTACTTGTACTTATATCTAGTTGTAAATATAAGTCCTGTAATCCGACAACATCATTAGATGCAGGGCATGCAGATATTTCAACAATAGATTGCCCATCTTTAAATTTACCAGATTCAATAGTAATAGGATTTAAGGTTACAATTCCATTTTCATAGTCAATTGTTCCAACATTCCTTCTTATAATTGTTGGAGTTGTAGAATTGACTGAAGGAACAGTAAATAAGAATAAAGATCCACTTGTTCTGTTAGTATTAGGAACATCAGAGATATAAACATTCTCAGTAACGCCACTTACTGTAAAAGCAGACGATTTGATGTTATATCCGTCCATATTCTTAATATGGAGCTTATTACCAAATCCAACTTGATATTCAGCAGGTGTATTTAATACAACTCTCAAATCCCTCCTCATGTTGACAGTTGTAATGTTAGATGTTACAGAATCGTTACTATCATCAATGATTTTCAAGAATTTACTATATTTGAACCTAGCACCATACTTATTCAACTCTGTAGACTCTGCATACTTTTGTGCATTGTCTTGAACGATACTTGAGACATAAGCACCGTTAGGAGCAAGGTTAGAATTGTAATATATCTTAGAATCTACTTCAATATAGAGATATTTCAAATCTAGGATCTCTGGGACGATTCCCGCAACGGCATATTTCTTTAATTTCGTCTTAATATTCTCTTTCATCAAATTAGGCAAGAAATCTCCACTTCTTGGTTTAATACTGATGAAAACTTTTCCATATTGAGGAGGAATTAGGTCTTCTCCTCCAAAAACGGTAATAGATTCGGTTTCTGGGTAAATTTTTGCCGGAATTAGCGTTTCGTAGTCATTTGCACTAACTGCACGATTTTGAGAAGCATAAATTCGAGGTGCAAATTTCTTAACTGACTCAACTGCTTCAATTTCTTCTCCACCAGAAGAAATAGTGCCTGTTGTGATCAAAGAAACGCCACTTGTGACGTTATAACCTAAAGAATTGCGATTATAAGTCAATCTACCAGAAAATGCGAAATCACTGATGCCATTTGCAGCATCACCATCACTAATAATATAATCTACTGTAACAAAATTACCTTCTTCGAGTGCTTTTCCGAAAATATCGTCTCCAAAGAAGAGTTCGTATCTCTCATCTTCAATTTCTTGTAAAAAATAGACTTTTGAATCAGAATTAATGTCAAAAAGACTATCTTGAGCACTATATTTAACAGAAGCAGTTGCATCTTCGTTTGCTTTGACTGTAACTGTTATTAAATTAGTGTCAACTCCAATATTTGGTAAAATAAAGCGTTGATCAGGATTTCTACGACTATATGTAAAGGTATTTGTTAAAAGAGTTCCCTGATAAACAGGAATTTCATCAAAAGTAGCAACTCCATCATAAACTGGAACTGTAATATCTTCTAAAATACAAAAAACAAAGGATTGGTTACCAAAAGAACCCTGTGTACGTGCCACAGGACCCTTTTTAAGGGTTAGTGTAGCAGGTGGTGGTACAATTGAGTCACAATTGACAAAGAAGTTGATTGTGGCGCTTGCAGCAGTCCTTGAGCGAGGTAGATATCCAATATTCCTTGCTAATGAAACTACATTTTCTCTTAAAGTTGCACTGTCAATAAAAACTTCATTCGTAACCATGTTGGCATTGTATGAAGTAATGTAAGTGTTATATGCTAATACATCAAGAATAGATGAAAGGTTAGAACCTTCAAAATCGTAATCTGTGAAATTACTATTTGCTTGTAGATAATCTCTCAGAGTCGTTTTGACCTGCTGAAAGTCTAAATTTGAAAAATTGACTAATGGCATCTTATCTTGTTGGTTGCAAAACGAATTGTAGTTCTTGTGGTGGAATATCCATACCTATAATTTCATAATTGATAATAGTATCAAATTGGTTATTATCAAAATCAGGAATTGCTACTACACTGAGCAATCTCACTCTTGGTTCATAATTTTCAATAGATAATGTGATTTGATCCTCAATTGCTGCAGCTGAGATTTCATTAACATTCTCAAAAAGTATGGCAGAAATCTCAGATCCAAAGTTTTCATTAAAAAACTTCTCTCCAGGAACTGTAAAAACTATATTTTTAACAGAACGAGCAATTGCATTCTCATTTTTAAGTCCAATAAGGTCATTATTCAGTGGGTTAGACTGAAATGACATGCTAATATCCTTAAATCCTTGACTTACCTTTTGGAGAGGCATTAGAAATTATAAAATTATTAGTTATTTATTAAGGATTTTTAACTAAACTTGTGCAGAAGGGATCATATCGTCGTCATAGTCCAATCCTTCGTAAAAATCACCGTCTTCGGCACGTTCATATAGGTCATTTTGGACTTTTGTATCGCTTTTTTTAGGTGTTATAGCATCATTTGCGATTTCTCTAAGCATTTTTTCGTTGTATGTGGATGGTAGTTTAGACATTTTCACTAAATCCGCGATTTTTTTCTATTTACACATGAAAAAAGAGCGTAAAAACGCTCTTTTGGGTCATTTTCCTTGTCCTCGGTACTTTTTTTTGGGTCCATTGCGAGAGGACGCGGCGCGTTTGGTGTTTTCGGACCTTCCTTGACGAGTTTTCTTCGGCGGTGCAAAGAAAAAATCCCCTGTACCATAAATCCCTTGTCTAGATTTTGCCATTTTCCTCCAATTCTCTCAATTTTGCTATTACGGACTCCTTCGAGGCCCGCACCTGATACTGAACAGCGTCCCTCTTTCCTAATTCAGTGAGGTTCTCTGATATCTCGTACCAGAGTTGCTCATCTGTCTTATTCGAGAAACCGGGTTTACTTCCAAATGCCATTTTCTTAAATGACACGAGTTTTTTCGTGGCCTACTCTAATCCGAGGATCGCACCAGATTTCATAACCTTCCTCGATTGCATCGAGACAGAAACTTACGTCCTCTCCACACATATCCTGGACTGCGCCAGATTCAAACACTTGCATCTTTGGAGCAAACCAAGGATATGGGAGTTTCTCAAATACACCCTTCTTGATCATCACCCATCCAAACCCAGTGTAGTCAACAGTAAAGGGCTTACGACGCTTACTGATAGACTCTACCGTTTCATGGTTCATAACTCCACCATTCTTACGGAAATCCTCTTCGTCTAACCAATGGGCAACACTTGTAGTCTTTCCATCTTCAGTGGCATACCATCCTGCTGTGATCTCTTTCTCTTCGCCCTCTGCGTTTAATGCAAGATCACATAACTGCCAGAACTTGTTAGTGTCAAAGACAATATCCGAGTCAATCCAGAGTTGATAATCGTAGTTTAACTTTCCGTCCCAGGGAATCTGATCCTTACCCCTTAAGACGTTTGCTCCAAGACACTTACATCTTGCAAAGTTTACCATCGATGAGTAATCCTGAGAGATCTGTATACTCATCTGATTCTGTACAATATCAAAACACAACTGTACAAAATTCTTCAAGAAAATGTAGGAAACTCCCCTCCCAGGTAAGCAGAAGACTATTGCCTTCCCCTTCATTCTTGCCTTAATTGCGTCAATGTCCCACTCTTCCTTTGCTTTGGGTTTTGGTGAGTTTGCCTTGACTGTAAATCCTTTTGCCATACGTTTAAAAGTCTTTCACTTCATTATACACTGATATATGTATAGTGTCAATATATTTTTTTTCTGTTCGGTTAATATGACGGTTCTAAATTATCCTCGAAAGATCCCCCAGCGCCGCCCATATTATCTGCTGGGCATTCCACAAAACTCAGGTCTTCTTCTATGTAATCTGTCTTCATTAACCCAACCATTCCTTTGAGTTCTGCCCATTTAACTTTAAACTCCTCTTCTTTCAGACACGGATATAAACACACATTCTTTGCATATATGTGATAAATCGTTTCGTCCTTCATAATACCTGGGCGTTTTTTTATATATGTTTTGTGCGACCCCTGTGCGACTTTGTGGGTCTCAGAAATTTTTTCAGAATTTTTATATATACATCTCGATTTGTCACCTCTGTAGGTTAGGAAGGTTCCTTTTTTTAAGCTAAGGCAACGCGGCGCACGCAGGTAACACAAAAGGGCGCAAATACTGTGATTTACGCATATACTGTCATTATACTATTATACCCCCTGAGTGTCAATCAAGGGGTACACAGTTTGTAATAAGAACTAGTCGCTAATCTCTGCTACGAAAGCATCAATAACCTCTAGCAATTCTCTGCCTGTTTGTGCATCTTCTAGCGCAAATAGGAGTGCTTCAGTGTTATAAACTGTGGTCATGATTGACTCAGTGTAAGTGTTCATTAGGAGGACACTTTCGGCGACCCCCCCTAATAACAACTCAGTGCTAATCTAATTCTTCTATGTAACACTCAACGGACTCATCTTCTGCCAATTCAAACATTTTTGCCCAGTTAATCTGCCGGGGGTTAAAGTCATC